AAGAGGTCAAAAAAAGAAATAAATTTACAGGTGATGAAAAGGAAAGAAAAGATTTTGGTAACAAGTTCTCAGATTGGAATCCTGATCCTAACTCTGATGATTATGCGTGAAGAGTACTCAGAGGATCTTAGAGCTCTTAGAGTATAGTTACTATTACCCTTTTCCATAGCCTACACAGACATTGTAATGAGGTTGTCAAGGTTCGTCAACCAATTTTTTAAAAGATTCTTGATTTTTATGTAATGGAAGGTATACTAGTAACACTATGGGAAAGAAAAAGAAACCAAAGCAAGAAGAGTTAGAACCAGAAATAGAAATAGAAGTAGAAGAAGTAGAGGAAACTACTAAATCATTAAAACATTATGTTGATAATCAGCGTTTTTGTAAAGAAATGACTGATTGGAAGAAGTTGGTAAAAGAGGCAGAAGAATGTGATGAAAAGCGTCCTCCCGTTACCGATTATATTGCCGAATGTTTTTTAAAGATTGCTGAACATCTATCCTATAGACCAAATTTTATTAACTATCCATTCCGTGAGGATATGGTAGGTGACGGTATTGAGAATTGTCTTCTTTATGCTCATAACTTTGATCCAAAAAAATCAAAGAATCCTTTTTCTTACTTTACCCAAATAATATACTACGCTTTTCTACGAAGGATTGAAAAGGAAAAGAAACAAGCGTATGTTAAATATAAGTCCTTGCAAATGAACGATCCAGATGGTAAATTTGTAAACTGGTTGAAGGACAATCAGGGATCTTCAACTTATACCGAGTTTCTTCAAAAGACTTTTTTCCTTAGCGAATCTGACATTAAAAATTTAGAACCAAAGGAAAGAAAGAAAAGAAAGAAGAAAAAGAAGAGTAAGTCTAACAGGTTATTTGAATGAAAATTGCAGTTATTAATGATACACACTTTGGAGTCAGAAACGACTCACCGTTTTTCTTAGATCAGTCTCTTGAATTCTTTGAAAAAGTATTCTTTACTTATCTAAAAGAAAACAACATTAAAGATGTTATTCACTTGGGTGATCTTTTAGACAGAAGAAAGTTTGTAAATTTTAATACTCTTTCTCAAGTACGAAAGAGATTTTTCAAACCTCTGATTGATAATAAAATCAAGACATATATTACTATTGGTAATCACGATACATATTATAAGAATACTAATAGTTTAAATTCTATTAATGAATTGTTTTTTAATGAATCCGAATATATCACGATTGTAGAAAAACCCACCGCTATAGATTATGATGGGTTGTGTATTGGAATTGTTCCTTGGGTAGCAAGAGATAATGAAGCAGATTGCTTATCATTCATAAGAAAATGTAAATGTCCAATTATTGGTGGCCACTTTGAAATTAGTGGATTTCAAGTAATGAATGGGGTTGTGCACCCTATGGGACTAAACAAGTCAATATTTGATAGATTTGAACTTGTATTGTCTGGACATTTTCACCTAAAACAAAATAACGGTAATATACATTATCTTGGCACTCAATATGAATTAAATTTTGGAGACATGAATAGTCCAAAGGGATTTCATGTTCTTGATACTGAAACCAGAGAATTGGAATTTGTCAAAAATCCTAACAAGATATTTCATCTAATCAAGTATGATGATGCTTCTGAAGATGGATCAAAAAATATTATAAACATTGATTTCAATAAATATAAGAATGGTTTTATCAAAGTAGTAGTAGCAAACAAATCAAAACCTTTTGGGTTTGATAAATTTATTGATGCTCTTTATTCTTTAAATCCACAACAACTTACTATTGTTGAAGAGTATCAAGATAAAAATAATCCTATTGACATTGACATATCAGAGGATACAATATCTCTTATAAATAAAGAGATTGACAATTTTGATCATGTTGAAGATAAATCAAAATTGAAAGTTATTATTAAAGATTTATATATGGAGAGTTTAACAATATGACACCGAATGAAACCCCCCCTAGTTCAGCTACACCGCCTGTTTTTTCTCAAGAAAATTTACAACCACAAGATGGAGATATGTCTCCTGTTACAAATAAACAAGGAATTCCTGTAAGAACTTCCCATAGTTATTACAAAGGAATGTTTGATCATAATACAAATTCTTTTGCTAGAAAAGAAAGATTTATTAACAGAACTTATGCTGCTAAATCAGAAATAGATGGATATGGTGTATTTGCAAAGGAAGATATTAAAGCAGGAGAAATTATTGAAGAGTGTCAGGCAGTTCTGCTAGATACTACTTTTCCTAAGAATAAAGACTGGGTTCTTGGTAGATACTGTATGACTTGGGTTGCAAATAGTGAAATTGATAGAACTCATGGACCAACTATGGCTTTGATGTTGGGCCATGGAATGATTTACAATCATTCTGAAATTCCAAATGCATATGTTGTTCAGGACAGTTATATGAAAACCTTTAATTTTTATGCACTAACTGATATTCCAAAAGGTACTGAAATAACATGGTACTATGGAATTGGATATGCACAAAGACTTAGAAGTGAAGGAAAGATTACCCATTCTAAGTTTTTTCCAGATGGAGCTCACACTTTAAATAGTCCAGATAGCAATGCGTTAATGAAGATGATGTCTGCCCCAGCAAAGGAAATCACTGTAGTAAAAACAGCACAACCAAATGCAATGCAAACAGAAGAAACACAACCTAAAAAGAAGGGGTGTGGTTGTGGGGCAAAGAAAGTAGAACCTCCTAAGAATGATGAAAAAGCACCATCGTTTAGATCTATGGTAGTTCCAGATAAGATTTTAAATGAAGAAGTTTCGCCGGTAACAACAGAAAACACAACGGCTTCAAATGATCAAGTTTCAGAAGGTAAGATTTAAAAATTTTGGATCGTTTGGTAATACCTTCACAGAACTAGTATTGGACAAAAATAATACCACTCTCATCTGCGGAAGCAATGGGAGTGGTAAGTCCTTTGCTTTCTTAGATTCTATTACTTTTGCTCTTTTCGGAAAACCATTTCGAAAGATAAACATTCCACAGTTAGCAAACTCAGTAAATTCTAAGAATTGCATAGTAGAGATTGAGTTTACTAAAGGAAATGAAAGTTATCTTATTCGTAGAGGATTGAATCCAAAGATATTTGAAATTCATAGAAATGGTGAACTTCTGAATCAAGACGCAAAGAGCGTTGATTATCAGGCAGTTCTTGAAGAACAAATCATCAAGATGAATTACAAGACATTCACACAAGTTGTGATTCTTGGTAGTTCGTCTTTTGTTCCTTTCATGCAATTGAATGCTGCTGATCGTAGAGCAGTTATTGAAAATATTCTAGACATAAATGTGTTTAGTTCAATGAACATGGTTTTGAAGGGAAAGATGTCCGCACTTAAAGAATCTTTGAAAGAGATTACCACATCTATCGAGATTCAAAAAGAAAAGATTCAGTCTAGAAAGGATTTGATTTCTAATCTTGAAAGTAAAAGTAATAAGGACATTGAAAATACAAATCAAAAGATTCAAACGATTGAATCTGAAATAACTCAACTTCTAACTGAAATAACTGAACTAGAAACATCTATGCAAGATATTGCTTCTAGTATTTCAGACAAAGATAAAGTTTCCAAGAAACAATCAGAAGTCAAAACACTGAAGACTAAGATTGGTGCTAATCTTTCTACTCTAATGAAGGACATAACTTTCTTTACAGAAAATGAAACATGTCCTTCCTGCTGTCAGTCCATCACCAAGGATGTAAAGGAAAATGAACTACAGAAGAGAAACAAGAAGAAAAGTGAATACGAAAAAGCAATTTCAGATCTAGAGAATAACATTGAGGAATGTGATTCTAGAATTAAAGAAATCAATGAGATTACTATGTCGGCACAAGATATGAATCTTAAGATTCTTCAAAAGAAAACTTCTATTGATAATGGAAAGAAGTTTCTGAAGTCTCTTGTAGAAGATCTAAAGAAAGCATCGACCTCTTCCGATGAAATTGTTTCAGAGAAGGGTAAGCTACAAGAGATGGAAACTACTCTTACCGAATTGGAATCTAAGAAAATAGAAATGAAGTCAGAGGAGCATTATTATCAATACGCATCTGATCTTCTGAAGGATACTGGAGTAAAGGCAAAAATCATCAAGTATTATTTGCCCTTCATGAACAAGTATATCAATAAGTTTCTAACCTCTATGGACTTCTTTGTTCAGTTTATTATTGATGAGGATTTCAATGAGACAATCAAGAGTCGTCATCGTGATGAAATGAGTTACATGAATTTTAGTGAAGGCGAAAAGATGAGAATAGATCTGGCACTTTTACTGGCATGGCGCGAGATTGCCAGAGCAAAAAATAGTGTGAATTGTAATCTTTTAATTTTAGACGAAGTTTTTGATTCTTCTCTTGACAGTCTTGGAATGGAAGAACTGATGAAACTTCTAAACGCAGTCAGCGATAAGTCAAATATTTATGTAATCAGTCACAAATCAGATCAGTTAGTAGATAAGTTCCAAACTACTATATCTTTTGAGAAGAAGAATAACTTTAGTAGAATGCTATGAGTGACGAATTAAATCCACCACCAGTAATAATGGAACATGATGGATTCTTGGTAGTCCGTGATGACCTAATTGACGGTGGATCTAAGACCAGATTTATACAACCTCTAGTTAAAGATTTTGTTGGAGATGAATTTGTTTATGGTTCCTCTCCTGCAACTGGGTATGCTCAGATATCTTTGGCAAGAGTATGTAAGCATTTCAATAAGAAGTGCATTCTATTCATGGCGAAAAGAAAGATGGAGAATCTTCATCCTTACCAGTTGAAAGCAATATCATACGGTGCTACAATGAACTGGGTAGAGAACGGTATGTTATCTGTAACTCAGAAAAGAGCACGAGATTATGTCAACGCAGATCCTTTTACTCGTAAATTGTTTCCTATTGGGTTTGATTGTCCAGAGGTATTGGACTCCATACGGGATTTGGCTCGACAACTTCCTGTTCAACCGAAAGAGGTCTGGACGGTAGGTTCAAGTGGAACCCTTACAAGAGGTCTTCAGGCCGCATGGCCTGATGCTGAGTTTAATTGTGTTTCTGTAGGTCATAAAATGGGGGCGAAGGAGTTGGGTCGGGCATCAATGTTCAAGTGTGCCATTCCTTTCTTTCAACCCGTCGCAGCGGGAGATGCGCCGCCCTTTCCTTCCGCCCCCACATATGACGCCAAAGCATGGGCATTCATGAAACAACACGCAAAACCGGGTGCTCTATTTTGGAATGTAGGCGCATGAAACCATTTTATGAACGAAATAGTTATGTTTTGAACGATCCAATCAATGTTCTTTATGAGGACATTGTTTCTATGACAGACTTAGAGTTTGAGCAGTGGGTTATTCAGATGCGTAAGGTAATTCTCAATGTCTGGGACACTCACGGTTGTCCTCCTCGTACTGGAAAGAACGAAGATGAAATTATTGACGAGTTCAATAAGATGGTAAGTTATCCTATTCATCTATTTGAATTTACGGATGAACTTACAAACACAAAAGATGTCATAATTAATAAGAGTAGAGTGGGTTCTGAAGCAGATCAGTTCTTCTCAAACATGTATAAGACACGAATTAATTATAGTGAGAATGATACTGGATATTCCATCTATGATTTGTTTGCAGACGACAAGTATCTTCCTAGAATGATAAAGGGTGCTCGACGCCACATTCGTAGGGATTCTTTCTATAACTTTGCTCTTTCTGCTATTAAGAACGACGCAAAATACTCAGTAATATCTGTTCCTAGTGGAGATGAGTGGATGCAGGCATACTTTACCAATCCAGAGATCTTTAACGGATATGATTTCATTCTGGAAAAGAATAAGAAGAAGAGCGGATTGAATACTGGATACTTTCAACTTGAGCAGTCCAAGATACTATCACTTGATAAAGATTTGATTAATAAATGGAAATCTAAACTTTCGTATCGCCATTATTCCACATTTGAAATAAATAGCATCGAGAGTGACGATGTTTTCCATATTCGTGTCTATGAAAAGGGACAGAAGGTATTTCCTAAGTGTTTTCCTTCGTTTAGAATAGGGTATATTCAACCGGCGGTAAACTTCCCACCTCTAACTGCAAAGTTCCTTTATGAAAAATATACTTCTCACATTACAGGAAGCGGCCTACTTAATATTTACGATCCTTCTAGTGGGTGGGGTGGCCGTCTTCTTGGTTGTATGTCTATGTCTGATCGTGTTACTATACACTATATTGGAACTGATCCAAACAGCGAAAACTGGTTTAGCGAGAGTTCGTCAAAGTATCACAACCTAGCAAACTTTTACAACACAAAGACATATAGGGGTAACTCTTTCTTTAGCGATACTCATACCTTTGAGATGCATCAGTATGGATCGGAAGAAATAGGTAAGCATATAGATCGAAAGGTTGATCTCGTTTTTACTTCTCCTCCATATTTTAACAGAGAAGCATACTCCAATGACCCAACCCAGTCATATAAGAAGTTTTCTAGTTATGAATCTTGGAGAGATGGATTCTTACGACCGACATTAGAAACTTGTGTTAGGTGGTTGAAGAATGACCGTTATCTTCTTTGGAATATTGCTGATATTCAAGTGGCAGGAAAATACCTACCACTAGAAAAAGATTCAAGAGATATTCTTGAGAGTCTTGGAATGAAATATATTGAAACAATGAAAATGGCAATGGAAGGTATGCCTGGACAAAATAGATTAGACAAAGATGGCAAACCAAAGTGTAAAAACTTTTGCAAAGTTCAGGGTACATACTTGAAATACGAACCAGTTTTTGTATTCTATAAGACTAATGGCGAAGAGAAAAACATTTGAAGAACCGACTCCTGCTCCATCGATAGACGAAAAGCAGTATGAGTCAGAAGTATATAATGCCTATAACACTTATAGGGGTATTAGTACACCCAAAGATCACAAGAAGTGGGTGATTGAGTATGTTTCAAAGGAAAAGAAAGATCCAAACATTTACTCTCATGGTAAGACCAAAGACTATAGTCCATATGGCATCTGGGCAAGAATGCTCAGTCGAAACATTTCTATTCCTTTGACTGAAAGAAAAGTATTTGATGAGTTTCTTACACGATTAGAAGGTAAGTACAACGAATATAAGAAGACAAAGCAAAAGTCAATTGAGGAGCGAACTAAGAGGTTTGCCGATACTCTATGTAAGCATCTGGTAGATATCAATATTTTTGTTGATGAATGTTCTACTCTTATTCAAAGAAAGAAAAAGAAGGACATTGACATAAAGAAGTCTTGTCAGCGATTTGAAATTACTCCTCCTTACTATTCTGAAGTTATTTACTTTGTTCAAGAGAAATTGAATGAACTGTATATGGCAAGGGATAGAAAAGACGAACAATTGATAGAGGGATATTCTTATTTTACTAAGTCTCAACTTTTATCTTATATTGAAGTACAGGAAGAATTGATCAATTTTTATCAATCTAAGATTGTTGAAAAGAGACAGAACCGTAAACCTAGAAAGAAGAAGGTTAAAACGGCACAACAGATCGCAAATAAGGTAAAGTATCAGGAAAAGTTAAATTCTATTGTTTCTTTGAAACCAGAACAAGTGGTTGGATGTTCTTCTGTATTGGTTCTAAATACCAAAACAAAGGCACTTATCATTTACCGAGCAAAAGCAAACGAAACTTTGTCTTTCAAGGGAACAACTCTTCTAAATACTGATGAGGTAAAGTCTGTAGGTAAAAAGATCAGAGGATTTGAAAAGTTCATGTCCAAGAATAATCTTCAATCTATAAACTTTAAATATGGAGAAAATCTTTTCTCTTCTCTTAATACCAAAGAGTTTGTTCCAAAGGCTAGAATTAATGAAAATTGCTTGTTTTTGAGCATACACAAATGAGCGAAACCGACAAACTAAAATTCGCAGGTGAGTATAGAAAACACGATCCAGACGGTCGCCTAATAGAATATAAAAAAGGTGATACTGTTACCTTTAAAGGTATTAACTATACTGCAACCAGATCTATAATTGGCAATTCTCCTATTTCAAAAAATAGTGGATGGGAAAAATTAACATCCACTTCTACATTCTATTGTCAATCTACAGAACCAGAAATATCTTTTGAGGGTGACCGATGGTTTAATACAGACCTAGGAATTCTTTACACAAGAGTTTGTGATATTGATGGACTTCAGTGGGTTGCTACTTGACTTCTTAATTTATTAGTGATATACTATTTACATGATTTTGCTAGATAATAACCAGATCGTTCTTGCCAGTATTTTTGTTGGTCTAAAGAATGATCCAAATGTTTCCGAAGATCTAATTCGACATCAAGTCCTAAATTCTTACCGTATGATTCGCCGCCTCTTCAGTGAAGAGTATGGTGAACTTGTTATTTGTCAAGATTCTTCAAATTCTTGGAGAAAGAAGTTCTTTTCAAATTACAAGGCAAACCGATCAAAGAGTCATGCCGAATCCGACTATAATTGGGATGAGATTTATAGAATTTTGAATATCGTCCGTGATGAAGTCCGAGACAATTTTCCATACAAGAATATGCGGGTAGAGAACTGCGAAGCAGATGATATCATTGCCATTCTTGTGAAGAACTACACTCACTCCGAAAAGATTGTCATTGTATCAAATGATAAGGATTTTCAACAACTACAAATTTATCCTGGCGTAAAGCAATATAGCACAATGCGTAAGGAATTTCTAGAGTGTAATTATCCGCGTTCGTTCCTTGCTGAACATATTATGCGTGGAGATTCGGGCGATGGTATTCCAAACATTCTTTCAGATGATGATGTTTTTATCAATGATGAAAAGAGACAGAATCGACTCACTTCAAAAAGAATGGAAGATATGATACGGGTTGCTCCTAAATTCACAGAAGATAAACTTCTACGAAATTGGGAACGAAATAGCACACTTATTGATTTCGTGAATATTCCGGCAGAAATCGAGACTCGTATTTTGGATGAATATGCTAAACCTACCGTTGTATCAGATAGGTCAAAGGTTCTCCCCTATATGATCAATAACAAGTTAAAGAACCTTATTTCGGTTATTGAGGAGTTCTAATGTGAAAAGAGAACACGGCAGAGATAGAGATGAACGACCACTCCGACGTAAGGATCGTGGTTCAATTGATAAGGAAAATACTTCCCGCAAGAGAAATGTAAAAAAGGATTTGCAGGAGTATGTTGACAACATAAATGCTGGCGAGTATGATGACGAGCTAGATGATGAATTTGAGGATGAATAAATGACAACTACAACAAACAAGATTAATCTTTCTAAGGAAACGCTTTCTATTTTAAAGAACTTTGCAAGCCTGAACTCAAACATCCTTGTAAAGCCAGGTAATGTGCTTCGCACAATTACCCCATCAAAGAATGGTATGGCACAGGCAAAGGTATCAGAGTTTTTTGATACTGAATTTGGTATTTGGGATTTGAACAAGTTCCTTGGTGTGATTAGTTTGTTCAACAATCCAAATTTTGAATTCCATGATAAGTATGTTATTATCTCTGGTGGTGGATCGCAGAAGGTTAAGTATTACTACTCAGAACCAAAGTTGCTGACTACACCAACCAAGAATGTTAACATGCCAGACTCGGTGGTATCTGCAACCCTTTCTGGTGCTGACTTTACTCAAATTCAGAAGGCATCAGCAGTAATGCAACTTCCTGACCTATCTTTCGTAAATAAGAATGGATCAATTGTTGCAGTAGTTACCGATCTAAAGGATCCCACTTCAAACAATTATGAAGTTGAAGTCGGAGATTATGATGGAAATGCAAACTTCAAGTTTAACTTTCAAATTCAGAATATCAAGTTGCTTGCTGGTGATTATGATATCAACTTTGCAAAGAACACGGTTGCCGAGTTCAGCAATGTTAATACTGATCTAGTTTATTGGTTTGCAATGGAATCTGGTTCAACTTACACTGAATGATTATGCAACACAAGGAAAATGAGTTTCTGTGGGTGGAGAAGTATCGCCCACAGACAATTGAGGATTGTATTCTTCCCGGCGAATTGAAGAAAACCTTCATGGACATGGTGAAGAGGGGAGAACCGCAGAATCTACTTCTGTCTGGCACGGCGGGTATTGGTAAAACAACCGTTGCCCAGGCACTTTGTAGAGATATCGGCGTAGATTCGATGATTATCAACTGTTCAGAAAATGGTAACATCGACACCCTACGCACGGATATTCGGCAGTTTGCGAGTACTGTCTCTCTATCGGATGCCAAGAAAACGGTTATCCTAGATGAGTTTGACTATTCAAATGCACAAAGCATTCAACCTGCTCTCCGTGGCGCAATCGAAGAGTTTTCTAACAATTGCAGATTCATTATCACTTGTAACTACAAGAGTCGAATCATTGAACCGATTCACTCTCGTTGCACCTGTATTGAGTTCAAGATTCCACAAAAGGAAAAGCCTGCAATGGCATTGAAGATGCTCGGCAGGATCAATCATATTTTGGAGAATGAGGGAGTAAAAGTCAAGGACTCTGCCGTTTTAGCACAGCTAATTGCGAAGCACTTCCCAGATTTTAGACGAATTCTGAATGAACTCCAAAGATATTCAGTTTCCGGCACAATTGACGAGGGTATACTTGCCAATCTTGCAGAAGTCGATATGAAGGCACTTGTTACCTCTATGCGTACCAAGGACTTTGCAGGGGTACGGAAGTGGGTTGTAATGAACCTAGACAACTCTCAAACAGAGATCTTCAGGAGGGTGTATGACAGCATGTATGACTTCCTAACCGCTCCTAGCATCCCTGAAGCGGTTCTGGTGCTTGCAGAGTACCAATACAAGTCTTCCTTCGTAGCAGATCAGGAAATCAATCTAGTAGCGTGTATGACCGAATTAATGATGCGTTGTGAGTTTAAGTGATGCCATCTCTAGGTGACTTTCTTAATTCTATTAATTACAACAAGAAGGATCTTGTCAGAGAAGATCCCCTTGCGGAGAAGGATTATCTGCCGTTTGTAACAAATCGTTGTCTATCCTACTTTCCAGACACCGTATTTTATGCAAATCAGATGAATATGATGCCGCATCTTGAGAAAAAGATGCAATATGACTATTTACGGAATAAACTCTCTCGTAGAAGTCGGTTCAGTAAGTGGCATAAGCAGGAAGAAAACAAGGATATTGACGCAATAAAGCAATATTATGGATATTCCTCCCAAAAGGCAAAACAAGTTCTTCATTTGTTTTCTGATGAACAAATTAAGGAAATTAAGTCTCACCTAAATACTGGTGGACATAAATAGTAGAAAGGAAAGTCTATGAATTTTAACCCAGTACAAGGAATTAGTGGTTCTGCCGCAGTTGCGGTAACAACAATTAATAAGCATAAAGCGTTTTTACTTTCAAATACAGGGGCCGCCGCGGCCACTGTTATTTTAAAATTTATGAAACCGGATGGAACTGGTACAGATAATTTTAAGTTTCTTATACAGCAAAATACTGGAGCACTTTATTTTCCTTTAAGATTACATAGTGTTGTGAGTTCTACTCAGATACTTAATATAATGCTTTTAATGTAATGTTTACCGCGTTAACTGATAACAGTTTACCATTATTATGGTCTTATGAGGATAAACAATTTCATCCTTTAGGATGTACATCTGGTACAGAAGAATTTACTTATAACGGAACAAATAAGTCTTTTAATGTAGATGTTAGTTCGTATAAACATTCTTCTATTTTATTGGCATTATATATTGATAATCCAGCTGGAGTAGAATTTGATTTACAATTATCTTTACAAAATCTAGAAATAGATGAATGGAGTGAGCCACTTGGAGTATTCGTTGGCACCGGAGCAGGAAGTGCTATTTATAGACCAGCATTATTGAAGTATATCCCTTTCAGATTAAATACATTTACTATTAATATACAGGAATCATCTGGTCCAGGAAGCTATGATATCAATTGGAGTGTACTTTTACTTTCATAATGCTAACACAAGAACAAATACAACTTTTAAATTCGTTAAAGGGAGAGGTTGATAAGATCAAGGTCAACATCCTCTTGGAAAATAAGAAACTTGATCAGATTGCTGATGCTATAAATCAGGTTATAAATTATGTCCAGACCAACAAAGACACAACTAGTACCACTTGATTTGCAGTATCTTCGATTCCCAATTTATAGGAGATATATTACAATGAGTTTTAGCTATCGTTTTCTATCGTTCATCGCACTTTTTACCTCAGTAGTTCTTCACTTCGCAGGTTTTGAATTTAATGTTGTTTCTTGCTTCGCAGGACTCAGCATTGTTCTTCTTGCATATGACAACCATACTCTTCGTGCTCGTCTAGACGAAAAGCACAACTGGGATTACATCGGTGATCTTGAACGACGAGTTGATCGCGTGGATGAGGGTCTTTCATGCATCAAGAACAAGGTTAATTCCTGCTGCAAGCCAAAGGACGCTTGTCCATCTACAGTGACTAACTGAGATACAACTTTTTTCTAGAAGAACCCCGCGAAAGCGGGGTTTTTTATTTAAAATCCCCGTTTTTATAAATATTGATAAAATCGGAGATATTATGGAAATTGATGATGATATTTTTCAAGGATTAGGCGTTGAAGTGACACTAAAGAATAAAGAGGACTTCCTTAAGGTAAAGGAGACTCTAACCCGTTTGGGTGTCTCTTCCAAGCACGAAAAGAAACTATACCAGTCTTGTCATATTCTACATAAACGCGGTAGGTATGCCATTATGCATTTCAAGGAAATGTTTTTGATGGACGGACTAGAGAGCGATATCAGCGAAGAAGACGAGATGAGAAGAAATACGATTGTTAAACTTCTCGTAGACTGGGGTCTATTAGATGCCGTAGATCCTACAGAATATGAAAAACAATTAAGTCTTGCTCGTTTAAAGATTCTTTCACATAAGGAGAAGGGAGACTGGGAACTCGTACCTAAATACCATATAGGAAGGTGATTTTTATGAATATGATTCAAGCGATAGGTGCTCCGTTTCCGGTTCAGTATTCTTCTTGCTCAAATAAACTACCAGAACTGTTCAGATGGACAGATGATGATAACCCAGTAAAGGTTTATATTGACCGTGGTATTGCTCTTGGTTTACAAGAACCAAAGAAAGAAGGAGAAAAGAAAATTGCATGGGTTTGTGAATCCAGAGCAATTTTTCATTTAAGTTATCCAAGAGAAGCATGGATACATCAATTAGAACAACTTTCAAATACATTTGATTTAATTATTACATCTGAAAGAGAGATGTGTAAATTTGACAATATTGTTTTTTCATATGCAGGTAGTAATTTACCGTGGTTACCGTATTTGAATGCAGTTCCAGAGAAGACAAAAAATATATCTCTTATTGCTTCTCCAAAGAAAATGACATTTGGTCACGCTATTAGACATTTGATAGCAGAAAAATATTCAAATCAAATGGATATTTTTGGAGGTGCAAATGGCACTAAAAGATTTGGGTTTGGATCCTCTCCGTGGCCAGATAAATCTGAAGCCATTGTTCCTTATAGATTTTCTTTAGCAATAGAAAACGATTCGTATAAGACATATTATACGGAAAAGATAACAGACTGTTTTGCTTCTGGTACTATACCAGTTTATTGGGGAACTCCAGACATAGATGAGCATTTCAATAAAGATGGTATAATTAATTTGACAAGTGACTTTGATTTTAGTAAACTAACTCCAGAATTGTACGAAAGTAAACTTGATGCAGTCAAAGACAATATGGAAAGAGTTAAGACACTTAAAAATGCAGATGATTGTGTATATAAGATAATAGAGAGTAGGTTATGAAAACTGAAATTGTTTCTTTTTATTCTGATATCGACAATAGAACATATTATAGTGATCATGCAAAACGACTTAGACAGAATTGCATTGAACTAAATATACCGTATGACATTAGAGAACTTCCATCTACCGGAAGTTATAGGTTAAATTGTTTATCAAAACCAAAATTTATTTTGGCAATGATGGAAGAAAAGAAAAAACCATTTGTTTGGATGGATGTTGATTCAACCATTCACAATGAACTTAAAGTTTTTGATGATAAAGAAAATCTTTGTGATTTAATTTTTGCATATCAATCTATTGTTCCACATAAAGATGTATTAAAACCAAAGGCATCTCCGATTTATTTGAATCAAACTCCAATTGTCTATGAGTTTGTTAAATTTTGGATAGATAAGTGTGAAGAAAACTTAAAAAATAATGGTCCTAAAGTGTTTGATCATGAAATTTTATTGGTGGAAGTTTTACCTGCATTTATTCAAAAATTAAGAGTTGGAGTCTTGACTATGAATTACGCAATATGGCCAGGAACAGATGCACCCAATGGTATGAAACCATACATAACTATGGGTATAGCAGATGGTGATTCAAAGGAAAAGTCTTTAAAAGAAATGGGACTTTCTGAAAGTAATATTAAATTTAACATGGTAGGAAATATATGATGCATGATGTTATTGTTGTAAATGGTGATTACTTTGGATTTGATTTGGAACAAACTAGTTTTACTTTAGAGGTTCAATTTTCTAGAATGGGAGAAAGTAATAGTCCAAATAGAGACTTTGTTAGTGGTATTCCTGATTTAGTAAAATTTAAAGATAATAAAGCATTTAAAGTATTCATGTGTTCAAATGAACCTTCAAGTTCTCTTAATAGAGAACACAATTCTGTTATTACTAAAAATTATTTTAATTATGATTTAATACTAACAACAGAAGAAGAAGTATTATCTAGTACACCAAACTCAGTATTGTTTCCATATGGGGGAACATGGTTAAATAAAAAATCTGGAGCACATAATGATTCTCTAGGTGTTTTTGATGAGACATCCATTCAAAGATTAGACAAAAAATTTGCTGTTTCGTTTTTAACTACTAGTCATTTAGGAAAGTCTGGATATAATCTAAGACAAAAAATATGGAATAGTAGAGATGATGTTAAGATACCAAGTGTATTCTATTCTAGTACACGATATCCTACAGATACTCTTTCTTGTTTGGGTGGAGGAATTTTTTCTACTACCAAACATGATGGATTCGTACCAAATGATGATAAACTTAGTTTATTTGATTGTCAGTTTAGTATAGCAGTAGAAAGTAGTAGAGAAAATTCTTATTTTACTGAAAAATTAATAGACTGTTTATTAACAAAAACAGTTCCAGTATATTGGGGTTGTCCGAATATTGAAGAATTTTTTGATAAAAGAGGTATTTTGCACTTTAAAAATTATGAAGAATATCTTAAAATTGTAAATTCTATAGATGAAACTACATATCAAAAAATGAAACCATATGTTGAAGTAAATTATAAAAAAGCAAAAGAATATGGTAGATGTTTGTTAAAACGAATTTGTGAATTATCAGAAAAAGTTTACAATGAAAGAACATCTAAAAAAGATATATTATTGACTATTGGAATTCTAACAGTTCCAGAAAGAGAAGATCTTCTGAGAAGATTATTACAACGTCTATCAGAAAGCATGTTGATTAGTTTTAATCATAGAGTAGAAATTATTGTTAATAGTGATAATAAAATAAAAACAGTTGGTCAAAAAAGAAATGAAGTTTTAGATTCAGCAAAAGGAAAATATGTTTGCTTCATTGATGATGATGATATGGTAACATATGATTATCTTTCTAAAATTTTGTATGCTTTAGATACAGAGCAATATGATGCAGTTTCTTTTTCTGGTCAGTATTATCATTCAGGAAAATCAATAATGCAATTTAACCATGCAAATATAAATGGTGGTCATTTTAAGAAAGATGGAGTACAATTTAGACCTTTGAATCATCTTAATCCAGTTTTAACCGAATATGCTAGACAGATTAGATTTCCTGAAAAAAATTATGCAGAGGATTCGGATTATTGTGATAAACTATATGAATCTAAATTGATTAAAAATGAATACGGAATAAAATCTGTTATTTACCTGTATTTGTTTGATCCAACAATAACTTTAACTCAAAGATAAAAATGAAAAAAGTTTATATACGACAAACTGCTGGTCTTGGTGATATTTTTTTTCTACAAAAAGCAGCAAATTATTTACTAGAATCTGGTTATAATGAAATAATTTGGCCTATTATAAATCATTATGAATATTTAAAAGAATATAATACAAATGACAAAATTAAATTTATTTTAGAAAATGAACTTTCTGACGATGTAAAAAAAGTGTACAAAGAAGACAAGATTATATTAGACGAAAACTATCTTTATATACCATTTGATAAATCGGCTCAAATAAAGAGAGATTTTATTGATTTTTTAGGAGTAAAATATTCTCTAATAAAAGGTTTAGATTATTCAAATTGGCAAAAATTTTGTAATTTTAAAAGATTTGAAGATAGAGAAGAAAAGTGCAAACAATATTTTAATATTTCTGATGGTGATGAATTTATTTTTGTTAATTCTATTTTCGCATCTCCTCCCAATCACCACAAAAGAGATATGGTGATAAACACTAATGTTAAAATTGTAGAAAACAAGCATGAATATATGAGTTTATTCAATATATTTGATTACAGTTGGATATTGGAAAACGCAAAGGAAATTCATACTGTAGAAACATCTATTTGTTATTTGGTCGAAATTCTAAATACTGGTGGAAAATTAAATTTGTATTCTAGAAAAATTGGATATAATACTCAATATGCAAATTTTGATTATGTTAAAAACATCTATAAAAAAGATTGGAAATATATTTTATGATGGTAGAAATATCTATTGGTGAATTAATTGATAAATATACTATACTTGATATCAAATCTGAAAAAATAAAAGATGATAATAAGCTGGTAAATGTAATAAAAGAAAAAAATACATTACTTTTATCTTTAAATGAAAATAATTATTTAAATTTGTTTGATTCTGAAATAAAAGAACTAAAACAAATAAATGAAAAACTTTGGGATATAGAAGATAAAATTCGAATTAAAGAATCTAAGTTAGAATTTGATGATGAATTTATTGAGCTTGCTCGTTCCGTGTATATTACAAATGACATGAGATTCAGTATTAAAAATAAAATCAATAAATTGAGTAACTCAAATATGAGAGAGGAAAAATCCTATTCTGGATATTAATAATATGAATAATATAACATGGACATCACAAATTGGTCAAGATAAGTTTGTTATAGATGCTCTTGGTGGTAAAAATAATGGTTTTTTTGTTGATTTGGGTGCAGGTCCACCAAGATATATTAGCAATACTTATGTTTTAGAGAAATATTTCAATTGGACTGGAATTGCAGTTGATATAAAACATTCTAGTTTAGACCCAAATTCAAAAGAAAATTTTGAAGAATATAGACCAAATACTAATTATGTAATATCTGATTGCTTAACTATTAATTACTCTGAATTATTTAAAAAATATAATGCACCTCAAGTTATAGATTACTTGAGTATTGATTTGGAACCACCTTCAGTTACATTAGAATGTTTATTCAAAATTCCATTTGATGAGTATAGATTTAATACTATTACATTTGAAGTCGATAGCTATAGAGATTGTCCATTAGATAATTCAACGGGAATTGAAAGAATAAATAAATCTAGAACATTTTTACAAGAAAAAGGATATGTTTTTCTTTTCAATCGTTCCAACTGTGATGATTTTTATGTTCATCAAGATATATTTGATATTTTAAAGAGGAAAAATAATTAAAATGGATATCGTAATACAAGGACCCATATATCCTACAACATATGATACTGCTAAACAATATTTACAATTATCCTTTGTTGAAAGAGTTATAATTTCAACATGGAATAATGAATCTATAGAATCGAACGATTCCAATATTGAAGTAGTAAAATCATCTACACCCGAACATTTTGAAACTATGAATTATCAGATAGTATCTTCTTTTGAAGGTATTAAAAAAAGTTCATCTGATATTGTAGCTAAAACTAGATCGGACCAGATTATATCAAATACTTCTATTGAAAAAATTAATAATTTTGTCAATAAACATATAGATGAAAGTGAAATTTTATATTCAGATGGTACTAAACGAAAAGGTAATATATTTGTAATAGGTATGAATAGACTGTTTCCATTTCATCCACAAGACCATTTATTTTGGGGTTATAGAGAGGATATGTATAGATTATTCGATATTCCTCTAAAACCAGAAGTGATGTATAGAAATGGTTGCACAGATTTTACCAAAGTTTTACAAGAAAATATCTATCTTGGGAGTATGTATTTTAAACAATTTTATCCAGAGATACAATTTTATATGGATAATTTTAAAGAATATCTTTTGATGAATTCTCCAAAAGATGATGCTAGAATTTTTTCACAAAAGATAAGAGATAAAGTATTTAAAGTTTTACCAAAATTTATAGAAATGAATTGGGTAAAATATGGATGGAATTACTATCCATATAGTTGGTATCCTAGTGTCGGTGAATACTATTATGAGGATTTGTATGGACCATATAAAGATTGAGTGTGTATTGTTTGATTTGGATGGTGTATTAGTTGATGCATGTGATTGGCATTACGATGCATTAAACGAAGCTTTAAAAACTGAAGGTTATCCTCAAATAGAACGAAACGAACACTTGACAAAATATAATGGACTTCCAACTAGAGTTAAATTAAAAATGCTGAATATGGAAGATGATGAAATTGAAATTGTTAATAATAAAAAACAAAAATATACCATTGATTTTATTAGAAATAATGCTAAGATAATGGAAGAAAAAATAGAACTACATGAATATTTGAAATCACAAAATATTAAAATTTCATGTGTTACCAATTCTATTGAAGAGACAGCTAGAGAAATGTTAATGGCAACTGGTCAATTTGCATATATTGATTTATTGATATCAAATGAGAAGGTTAAAAAAAATAAACCATATCCAGATTGTTATAATTATGCGGTCAATAATATTGGGGTAAATCCATTAAATTGTCTGGCAGTAGAAGATTCTCCTAAAGGAATAGAATCTGCTGTAAATAGTATTGTTGGACATTTATGGGTAGTTTCAGATTCAACTAAAGTTACTAAAAATAATTATTTAAAATTTATAAAAGGTGAAGTATGAAAATATTGATACCAATGGCTGGTGAAGGAAGTAGATTTGCAAAAGAAGGATATACTTTTCCTAAACCATTGATTGATGTTGAGGGTAAACCTATGATTCAACGAGTGGTTGAGAATCTTGATTTTGATGCTGAATATATTTTTTTAGTTAGAAAGGAACATTTGGAAAAATATTCTGGTTTAAGAACTACACTAACTAGAATAACAAATGGTAGATACAAGGTTGTTGAGGTTGATGGATTGACAGAGGGTGCTGCATGTACAGCATTGCTCTCCAAGGAATATATCAACAATGATGAGGATTTACTGATTGCAAATTCTGACCAAATAATAGAATATAGTTCAGAAAATTTCAACTATCTCAAGAACTTCACTGCTGCCGATGCAGTAGTTTTTACTTTTCATGCTGTGCATCCCAAGTGGTCTTTTGTTAAGACAAATTCGCGTGGAGTTGTCACCGAAGTTGCAGAGAAGAATCCGATATCAGATATCGCAACCTGTGGTATCTATTGGTATCGCAGAGGTTCTGAGTTTGTTTCCTCTGCCGAGACTATGATTCAGAAGAACATACGAGTAAATAATGAGTTCTATATCGCCCCCGTCTATAATGAATTGATTCAGTCTGGAAAAATATTGATTCCTTTCTTTGTGTATAGAATGTACGGAATAGGAACTCCCGAAGATTTAAATTCTTTCCTAGGTAGAAAGCAATGACAATTATATCTCATCGTGGTAATCTAGACGGCAGAAATCCCAATTGTGAAAACAATCCAACTTATATCCAACAGGCATTAGATCGGGGGTATGATGTTGAGGTTGATGTGTGGTATGTTGATGATCAGTTTTTTCTTGGACATGATGCTCCGACATATCTCGTTGAACCTTCTTGGTTTCAGGGGAAGCCACTCTGGTGTCATGCAAAGAATCAAGAAGCCTTTGAAGAGATGATTGTCTGTTCATATGGCATAACTTGCTTCTGGCATGAAGCAGACAAGATGACTTTGACCAGTGATGGATTTTTATGGATGTATCCTGGCAACCACTCTCGTCTTGGTGTAACGGTGTGCTTAGGAAAACCAGAGGGGGATATTCCCGAAATGTGGGGAGTTTGTACAGACTATCCTTTGTTATGGAAAAATATTAGATGAAAATTGCTATATGTTTATCTGGTATTGACCGATGTTTTAATGAAACAGCACCTTTTTTAATGGAAAATATGGTAAAACCATTAAATGCTGATGTATTTATTCATACATGGAAATCTGATTCTTTGTCTGATAGATTTGTGGAAAATAAAAACAATGAAAAATTATACGCTAACATAGCAAAAAAATATGAAATAGAGAATTTTAATTCTAATTGGAATTTTCTAAAATGCACACAAAAAGCAAATATAGTTCCAATGTATTATAGTATATACAAGAGTTTTTCTATTGTTCCTGATGATTATGATGTAATTATTAGAAGTAGATTTGATTCTCTTTATATAAATAAATTTATTATACCAAAAATAATACCAAATAATGTTTATATTAGATTGAATGGATGGAACAAAAATAATTATGTTTCTAGAAATAATTTTATTTTAGAAGGTTATAATTTACCTTTTGTTGCTGACAATTTTGCTATTGGTGACCTTCATTCAATGAAGGAATATTCCTCAGTTTATCTTGGTCTAAATACTTATATAAGAAGTAACATTCCAGAGTGTTGTTTGGCAGAGCAATTACATTATAAAAATATATCATATCAATGGTTTAATAACTTAGAATATATGTCATTAATATCAATAGATAATAATATTTTAAAATTTGAAAGTGATTATAAAGAAAAAAAACATATTTACATTGAGAGGAAAAATAATGATATTTAATGACAAACATGGTACATCTATACCTAAAAATAGTTTTAATGTTTCTATAGATTGCGATTCAATGCGACAAGTAAACACTAGAATTTTGGGGGGAGGAGCTTCCCAAAATTTCTCTGCATTCAAATTGTTAGAAAATTACATTGCTTATGAAAATCCAAAATATGTAGTTGAAATAGGTTCGCAAAAAGGTGGTTTATCTGTTTATCTTGGAACTATAGCATGTGTGACTGAGCAGTTTTTGTTTCATACATTTGATATTACTAAATCTGATTGGAATAATAGAGAACATGAAGGAGCGGGTCATTGGTTTGAAAAAATGGAATCAATATGTCCATTTTGTAAATCATTCGAATCTGATATCTTCTCAGAATTTTCCTTTAACACTATTTTTGATAATATTAAAAAATATAAAACATTAATTATATGTGATGGTGGTAATAAATCTAAAGAAGTTAATATGTTTTCATCTATATTAAAAAGTGGAGATATGATTATGGCACATGATTTTGGACATGAAATATTTGATTATCATATTGATTATAATATTTTACAACCACATGAGCCTTTTAATCAAAGATTTATAGATAATAAAACATTGTTTAAAACATTTATTAAAAAATAAAGGATATTTACTATGAAAAAGATACTTGTACTTGGCGGCGGCGGTTTTATTGGTTCACATCTTGTAAAGAAATTCAAGAATGATGGACATTGGGTAAGAGTAGTAGATTTAAAGAATCCAGATTTCTCAGAATCTCCTGCCGATAGCTTCTATATCGGTGATTTGAGACAACAGCAAAATTACCCATATATTTTTGATACACATTTTGATGAAGTATATCAACTCGCTGCCGATATGGGTGGTGCTGGATATATCTTCACAGGTGAACATGATGCAGACATCATGCACAATTCTGCAATGATTAATCTCAATGTTGCAGAGTGGGCTCACAAGAAGAAAGCAAAGAAAATCTTCTATTCTTCTTCGGCGTGCATGTATCCTGCATATAATCAAGAAGATCCAGATAATCCAAAGTGCTCGGAAGATTCCGCATATCCTGCTGCACCAGATTCTGAGTATGGATGGGAGAAACTGTTCAGTGAACGACTCTTCCTTGCATATGCTCGTAATTACGGATTGAATGTTCGTATTGCTCGTTATCATAACATCTTCGGCCCAGAAGGAACCTGGCAAGGTGGTAAGGAGAAGGCTCCTGCGGCAATGTGTCGTAAAGTAGCACAAGCAGAGAATGGTACTCACATTGAAGTCTGGGGTGATGGTCAACAGACTCGTTCATTCCTATACATTGATGAGTGTGTTGAAGCAACTTGTCGTTTGATGGAGTCTGACTTCACAGGCCCAGTTAATATTGGTTCTGAAGAGATGATTAAAATCAATGACCTTGCACAGATGGTTATTGACATTTCTGGAAAGAATCTTACAATAAATAACATCTCTGGTCCTGTTGGTGTTCGTGGAAGAAACTCGGACAACAAACTATATGCAGAGAAGATTGGTTGGGAACCAAGTCAGTCTCTCAGAGATGGTATTGTGAAAACATACCAGTGGATTGATGAACAAATTCAAGATTCATTGACTCCAATGAGTACTGCTGATTTGGATATGCGAGATAGATTTCAACAATGAACGATGATATTTGTATAGTTTCGGTTGGAGTTGATGGTAGAGAATCATATGCCAGAAAGGCTTCTTATCTTAAAAATGAAGCAGACAAACTTGGATATCCTAATTATATTTGGATAAATTCATATCCACCAGAATCACCTTCACATCAAGAAGTTAGTCATGCATTTAAATATCATGCAATTGAATATGCTAGATCATTGGGATATAAAAAAATATTGTGGTTAGATTCTTGTGTTATTCCTATAAAACCAAAATTAGATAAAATAAATTCAATTTTAGATAATAGTGGTTATTTTTTTGTACATGAAGGATTTGATGTCGGAACGTGGTGTAAGGATGAAGCTCTCCCTTATTTCAACCTCACAAGAGAAGAATCTTTTAATATTCCACAAGTAGCAACTAAACATTTTGGATTAAATTTTTACTTTAAACAAAGTGTTGATTTTTTTGATAAATTTAGAACATATGCCACAGAATATGGAAAACAAGTGTTTCATGGCGATGTGACTAATATTAATAATTCAGTGTCAACTGATAATAGAGTTAAAGGTCATAGACATGATCAAATTGCAGCATCCGTCATAGTTTACAAATACAATTTAACCATTTCAAATGCTGATATGATTTGTTGGCAAAATAGTTCAAACTGGCAATCAAATTTGGTTGATAAAAATAATATAGAATTGTTGGTAATTTAATATGAGTGAATTCAAATCATATAGTCAGTATGGTGAAGATGAAATATTAAAAACTCTTGTAAAAGAGAATGGATATTTTTTAGAAATAGGTTCATATCATCCTACTATATTTTCAAATACTAGATTTTTGGTAGAACGGGGATGGTCTGGTTGTTATGTCGATGGTTCTCCATCTGCTATTCAAAGATTTATTGAAGAGTATAAAAGAAACACTTCTATAAAAATAGTACAAGCATTAGTAGGAAATGAAAATTCTTTATTTACTTTCTACGACAGTCTAGGTGATGGTATTTCTACTGTAGATGAGTCACATATGATTAAATGGAATGCGGGTGGGTCTGAATTTAGAGAAATTGTAATACCAATGATAACATTTGATACTTTACTGCAAGTTCTTCCATCTCGTATAGATTTTATAAACATTGATGTCGAAGGACAATCCGCAGATCTTGCTATGTCTATTGATTATGATAAATGTCATACGAAAGTTATTTGCATAGAACATGATAATAAAATACAAGAATTAATTAATAATTTGAGATCAAAGGGATTCTCTTATCGTTGGCATAACGGCACAAATGTAATTTTTACAAAAAATGAATAAACAAATTTGGTTAATTATTTATTTAAACAATGAAATATATGGATCTTTATCTATAGTTAAAAGTAATATAAATAGTGTAAAGAGAAACTATATAAAAGAACTTTCTTCTATAGGTAAAGTATCGTTTAAAGTGACAAACAAAGAACCTTTTTATGGATGGTAATTATGAAATCTAAAATATCTTTATGCATGATTGTTAAGAATGAATCTCATATCATTCTAGAATGTTTAAATTCGGTTTACAAATATATTGATTATTGGGTCATTTGTGACACCGGATCAACCGATGGAACTCAAGAAATTATCAAAAAGTTCTTTGAAGAAAAAAATATTCCAGGCGAACTACATGAACATGAATGGAAGGGGTTTGGGCCTAATAGAACTGCTGCTTTTGATTTATGCAAAGGAAAAGCAAAGTACGCATTTGTAATAGATGCAGATGATTATGTTGATGGTAACCTACCTGTTTCTAAAGTAGATGATGCAGATGCATATACCGTAAAAATGGGTAGAGTTGAGTTCTCTTGGTGGAGAACCCAAATATTTAAACTAGATTTGGACTGGAATTATGTTGGGGTTCTTCATGAATATGCAGCTCCAAGAGCAACCCAAACACCTAAAATTGAAAAACTAGAGGGCAATTATAGAATTGTCGCCCGTACTTTAGGAGCAAGAAATAAAGACATAACTCCGGTTGAAAAGTATTCAAAGGATGCTGAAGTTCTTGAAAAGGCTTTAATTGACGAACCAGACAATAGTAGGTATATGTTCTATCTTGGTCAATCATATTTTGATTCTCAGCAGTGGCAAAAATCAGAAGACGCTTATTTGAAACGAGCAAAGGCCGGCGGCTGGCCAGAAGAAGTTTATTACTCTTTACTAAGAGTCGCAATGTGTAAAGCAATGTTAAATAAACCTTGGCCAGAAATTCAACAGGCATTCTTGGACGCATTTAATTATAGACCTTCAAGAGCAGAACCTTTATATCATCTATCACAAATATATCGTCAAAAATTCAATATGCATTCTTTGGCTTTCCTTTTTGCAAGAGCAGCAATGGATATTCCTTTTCCGAGCGCAGATATTTTATTTGTTCCAGACGCAATTTATAATTGGGGAATTTTGGATGAAGTTTCAAGTACAGCAGCATATGCGGGATATCCGATAGTTGGATATGAGGCAACGAAGAAATTATTACAAACTGGAAAAGTTCCAGAAGATCAATTGAAAAGAGTTAGGGAAAATTTTGATTCATATAAAACTCTAATGGAAACCCTGAGAGAAAAGAAGTTAATAACTCCAGAAAATGATCCAGATGTTGTGGTAATTAAAAAGAAGCATAAATAAGTCTAGGAGACTAATATGCCAGCATCAAGATACGACATATACGCGGAACAGGGTAGCACATTTAAGTTACATCTAGACTACAAGTATGCCGGTGGTACTGGTATTGATTTATCAGGATTTCATGGAAACATGCAAGTCCGAAAGTCGGACAAGGACTCAAACATGTTATTGTTCCTCAGTGATTACGGAGTAACCGGAGGTGGCACTACCGGATACTTCGGAGCAACTGGGGGTGTAGCCGGTGTTGGGGGTATTAGTTTCAACACATCGGTTGCTGGCGCGACTGGATATACCGGAGGAATATTCCTAAAGGTAGATAACACTACCATGAAGAATGTACCATCGGGAAAGCACTTTTATGATTTTGAAATCATAAACACACTTGGTGAAGTTTATAGACTAGTGGAAGGATCATTTGAGGTTTCTAGAGAAATAACGAGATAACAATGTCCGCTGATCCAAATCAGGTAATACTTGTTGTTACCACATTTAAGGAACAGAATCAAGTATCTACTACGGGTACAAACGCCTCAAGTTTACTTCCATCTACATTTCAAGGTCAAACTAATTTAACATCTAAAGCAGATACTATGAATACGATTGTTGTGAATAACAGCAATACTTCCCAGATATCTGTTTCTACTGTAACAACTGCAAATATTATTACAAGCACTGAAACTACAAAAGTTTTGTATGCTAACCCTCTAGGTCCTTCACAGAGTGGTCCACAGGGCATACAAGGCATTCAAGGTACAACTGGTTCTACTGGCGCCACTGGTGCAACAGGATCAACTGGAGCAACAGGTGCAACAGGATCTACTGGAGCAACTGGTGCAGACTCATTTGTTCCTGGTCCTACCGGGGCCACTGGTGCAACAGGATCAACTGGTCCTACTGGTGCTACTGGGGCAACTGGTGCTACAGGAGCAACACCTGATTTTTATGTAATAAGTGTTAATGGATTTAGTGGTGGAATAACATTTAATCCTGGTCTTGGACTGACGCTAAATGGATTTACATTTTCTATAAATTATTTACGAGGCGGGCAATCTATTCCAATTCAACGCATTCCAGACAAGCAAGATTGGATTTTATATCAAGAAGGTAAATCTCCATTTGCTATGGAAAGATTCCAATTTGAAAATCTTTCCTACACTCTTTTAGGTGCTTCTACATCTTCTATGTCTGGAAACTCTATAAAGTTAGGGAGTAGTATAGATGGAGTTTCTACTACCGCAACAGATAAATATATTTCTTTTACTGATTTTAAATCATCATTAACCACTGATTTAAAATCGAGTTGTAATTGTTGTTTTACCTACACTGAAGGTATTACATCACCGTCAAGTCCTTGTCCGGGGGATAAGTGGTTCAAGACTGACGATGGTATAATTTTTATTAGATCATCTACCGGAATATGGATCACTAATTAAGGATAAATACTAGTATGCCTATTAACTTTCCTGGTACTCCTTCCAACGGTCAAACCTATGATTACGGTGGGATACATTATATTTTCAATGGAACTGGTTGGATTAACAAAAGTATATTTGGTGTCACTGGTAGTACATACATCAATATCGAAAGTTATAATGCTACCGGTCCTGCAATAATTGCAATCGATTTTGCAGATTTGTCTGCTGCAATTAGTGGAATAGGTCCTACAGGTGCTACTGGTGCTACTGGAGCCACTGGTGCTACTGGAGTCACTGGTGCTACTGGTCCCGTTGGTGCAACAGGAGCCACTGGTCCTACAGGTGCTACTGGTCCTACAGGTTCTACTGGTGCTACTGGTGCTACAGGAGCCACTGGTGCTACAGGAGCCACTGGTGCTACTGGATCAACAGGTGCTACTGGATCAACAGGTGCTACTGGAGATACTGGTGCTACTGGAGCTACTGGTGCTACTGGATCAACAGGTGCTACTGGAGATACTGGTGCTACAGGAGCCACTGGTGCTACTGGATCGACAGGTGCTACTGGTGCTAC